GATATATACCTGCTCTCGTGTTGGCGAGTAAGCCAAGACACCGCCATAGTCACCAGTACCGGAGAAGGTAGTCTGGTTAGCAGTGGCTACCTTACGCCAACGAGTATGGCCGGGAATATCAAGGTTACCAAAGCGGTCATCAACGTACTTCTTAGTAGCAGCATTAGTGTCTACTGCAGGTACAGGTAGGTTGGTGATTTGGAACCCATTCATATTGAGTGGACCAACCATAGGGTTAGATCCATCAACATTAAGGGAGTTGTTATTAGTCTCTTGAGTAACGTATAGGTTTTGGGTGAAGTTATCATTCAGGTCCTTAGCTCGAATAGCAGAACCAGAAGAGAACACAGCTGACAATGCTTCATCATCAGTATCACGATAGATACGGATGTTATTGGTACCAACCGGTGGTGCATTACCAGCTGTGAACAGGACCTGACCACCAGTCTTAGTTGTGTAGTTAAGTCCTTGTAAGTTGTAGTGAGTACCAGCAGTTTTCAGTACACCACCAACACTAACTTTAATATCAGTAGACTCAAGCCACTTAAAGGTAAAAGAAAAGGGTCCCAAATTGGACCCATTACCATTGAATGTATTTTGTGTAGTTGCCATTTAAGGTTATCGGTACATTTGGGTTAGTCGTTCAATCTCTGCTTTACGACGATCAGCAGCCCTGGCAGCGTCATCAATACGACCCTGCTTCATAAGGTTCTTATTGGTCAGGGATTCTTGAATAGAACGCCACATCGGTTCATTCTCTTGCTGCATACGAAGCTCAGCTGCCTTTTGAGCTTGAGACATGATATCATTCATCACTGAATAGACTTCACTTTGAGCGGCTTGAATCTCTTCAGATGGACGGCCTTGAACACGCATAGCACGAATACGATCCAGTTGATCGTTGTACTTCTTGTTCTTACTGAGTTTGTCGAATTGCTTCCACAGTTGCTGCTCACCGATATAACGGTAAAGAGTCTCACGTTCCTGTGGGGTGTACTCGTGGTTACCAGTGCTGTCCTTACGAATAATCTGCACACCATCCCAACCACTATCAATCAACCACTGACGCCAAGGCTCAGTACCTTCACTGATCTTAACTGGGTTAACAGCATTCAGTGCACGAAGGATGGGGTTATCAATATCGTTTAGGGGCTTACCAGTGTAGATATCAATCTGTTCAGGTAGTTGACTGGAGAAGCCAGGCACCTTATTGGTAACATAACCAATCAGATCTTTGTAGATGTCTTTCTGGGAGCTGGTGATAGCATTAGAGACAACACCAAGAGCACCAGACAGAGGAATAGCAGCACGTACCTCATTGGCTAGGAAGCGAGAGATAGCAGTTTCGTCACCATTGGCAACAGCAACTACAGGCTCTAGACCAGCAGTCCATGACTTATTGACAAAGGTAGCAGAGATGGTCCATGCCAGCTTATCCACAAACGATTCAGTCAAGGTAGAACCAATGTCACGAGAGTAATAAGCGAGGTCACCAACAAGAGTGAGGATTGTGTCGAGTGGTTCATAGCCAGCATAGCTAACCCACTTACCAGCAACATTGATTGTCTTAGGCTGCCAACCGAAGTTATCACGCAGCTTCTTACGCTCACCAGCATTAACAGGACCGTTACCACGGATATTACCACCAAGGGCATAGCCAAGGAGAGACGATGCAGTCAGTGCACCAAAGGCAACACGACCACGATACTCAGCCTCTAGGCCCTTGAAGATAGCCATACCATTAGGTACGCCATCATAAGCAATACCATGTTCCATGAGGGCTTCTTTGATCTTATTGATATCATCACCAGCCCACAGCACCTTGGAGTACCGATTCATACCAGGCAGTGTTGCAATGGGTGTATAAGACATAGCCATCTTAACACCATTGACACCTGTCTTGGGGAACATAAAGAATGGCTTGAGGATAGGCAGCTTATTAACACCACGAGTCAACCACGTAGCAGTCTCATCATCTAGGTTAAGTGCAATCTCACCAGCGGCATTCTTAGCAGCAGCATCAGTTAGATTGCCCACAGCATCAAATGCTTCGTCATAGGCCATCTTCTCAGCCTTAGCTAGCTGTTGAGCTAGTTCCTCACCTTTGTAACCGATACTAGAGATCTCATCCCATGCACGAGCACGAGCCATCTGAGAGGCTACAGTGGTCTGTACAAAGGAGTCAGCGCTAATCATTGCATTGGTACCATACTTGAACCAACGCCAGTTACCAAGGTCATACATAAACCGAGCAAAGCGGTACTGAGCAAGACGACCCCAGTTACCATCCTTCTCCCACACCTGCTCCATATCAGCAAGAGTGTCCCAAAGGTTAGGGTTATAGTCAGTAACAAGATCTTCACGTGCTAGTTCACGGAAGTCCATCTGACCATCATTACCCCACTTACCGTTATTCCAGGTACGCTTAAACGTATCCCATGAATCATTCAATGCACGCTTGTTGACTTGCCAGAATGAACCATAGACGTGGGTAGCCTTACGAAGATCATCAACGGTGTTGCGACCCATCACTGCACCGATACCAGTGCCAAGGAAGGCGTTAGTAGCACGGAGGGTAAGTGCAACAGTGTTACCAGTGATAGCCTTAAGAGCTGAGATACCAGACAACATGTTGTTATAACGTACTGCCCATACACCTTGCGCAAAAGCATTCAGACCTTCATCACCACTCTTAAGAAGACCCATGGGGCTAAGTTGATTAGCACTCCACTTCATCAGCTTATCAAGAGTGTCTACATCACCCCTAGACAATGCAAAGGCATCGATAAGAGGCTGTGCGGCATCAGGACGTTCCGTAGCAATAGTACGAATCATATCCCGATAGCCTTGTGCCTGAGCGTTCTTCTCTTGAACCTTAAGGTCAAACTGTTCAGTGATCTGTTTGATAGCAGCTTCTTTGTCAGGTGCTTCTTTGAGGAACTTTTGCCAACGATCCTGGTTCTTAAGTGACCAACCTGCGATATACTTGTTGAGGGCATATTCTTCCATGAGGAAGGCAAGGCGATCACCAAGCATCTCAGTAGTACGGCTAAGGTCAGCAGTCTCAGGGAATGCCTTATAACCCTCAGCAATGTCAGCTACCTCACGTCCTACGGTATCCATGACACGAGCGGATGTCTCAGTAACAACTTGACCGATGTACTTATCAGTCAACTCACGCATAGCGAAACCAATAGCTTCTGCTTGGACATCATTGACATACTTAATGGTACGACCATCAAGCAAGTTCTTTACATCACGGTTATCAAGGAACAGGTTCTTGAGATCAGATACCTTGTCAGTACCGATAATGTCGTTATAGATCTTCCAAGCTGCATCACTCATCTGAGCTTTGGTGTATCTAAAGCCTTGAACCATAGCATCGAAGTCACCAGTAGCACGAGTGCCTTCAGCTAGGTCTTCGATGATGTTACGGGAGACAGCGTTACCCTTACTGAGATCATAGTAAGCACGCTCAGAAAGAATAGGAGCAGGAGTACCACTAGCTGTACCAAGCTTAATAGCAGTAGTATCAGCCATGTTGCGAGCAATACTACCAGGAGGAATACTTAGGGTAGCAGTAGAGCCATCAGGGAACATGTTAGGAGTGATCATAGGATCAACACCAGTAACCCCTTCAGGATCGTCTAGAAGGCGTCCCTTCCCTACTTCATCTACTTGGGTATCCCTACTAATCTGTTGACGCTCTACAAACGATTCTAGAGGGCTCTCAGTGAGATCTGTAGCTCCTGTTTCAACGTACTGTTTAGTCAGCTTACCAGACTCACTATCAAGTGCTTTAATCTGACTATCCAGTTCACCAATAATATCCAGTTGTGCCCGGAGGGTTTCCTGGTCAAGAGCAGGTGTAGCTGCTATTTGATCACGCTGTTGTTGCAGTTCCAGACGACGAGTGTCAAGCTCAGACAATCGAGTAGCAGTAGGTGCATCAGCGTTAACCAGTACTTCAGAAGCCATGAACTCCTGAGCTACCTTATCCTTAGGCTTAAACCAATCCATCACTCCACGACCTGCAGCCGTTGAGTAACCGATGATATCACCAACGATACTAATACCAGCTGATTCGTAGATGGTCTTCTGACGACGCACCTCAGGAGGATCACTATCCTTCACCACAAGGGCGTCAGGTACAGGCAACCAAGGTGCTGCCTCTTTCACAATCGTAGCTACTGTCTCACCTTCAGATTGATCGCTAATAGCGTTAACAGCAACATCACCAGCAACGTTAATACCAAGTGCCGTAAGACCACGTGCAACAGGACCACCAGCCATGCCAGCAGTACCAATACGTGATGCAGCACCAACACCAATACTAGGGACAAGAACAGAAGATACTTCCCTTACCTTTTGAAAGCCAGGGTTCTTAAACTTTGTCTTAGCATCCCATGCGTCATCAATCCACTCAGCACCTGGGATACGACCAATGGCATCCATACCAAAGTCAATAATACCCATACCGACTGAACCAAGTCCCTCAAGGGTACGTTGGGCATAGGTACCGATATCTTCACCAAGGGTAGCATTAGGATCGCCACTACCGTAGATAAAGCCACTACCACGATTAAGAGGCTGTTGTGGTTGTTGTTGACCACCACCAGTAAGCTGTTGAACTGCTTGTTGTTGGGGAGACTTAACAGGTTGGACATTACCAGCTGCCTTATTTTCAGCTGGTGTAGCCTCCTTGTACATTGTCTGTGGAGCAGTCTTAGGACTATAAGCTGGAGCTGCCTGTTGTAAAGCTCTCTCTTCAGCAAGAGCTTCATCTTCTAGACGCTTCAGTTCTTCTTCGTCAACATATGGGGTTTGTGTCATAAGGTTTTACCATGTAAGAAACTGAAACGCCGACCATCCGGCAGTTGAATAACCAATTTATCTCCGTGTTGTGTGCGAGATTTAGATACAATACGTGCTCCGTTTTGCAGGAACACTTTAGAACCTTTAGCTGTACCGTAGTCAATACCGTGTGAACCACGTGCTACGTGACCAGCAAAGGTATCAGTTACAGGAATACGACTCAAAGGAACACGACCAAACTGAGGATCCTCAACAACGACAAAGTTATCAAGTGCCTTAGCTGAGAACTCCCTAGCAAACTCATTCTGAGGAGTGTTAGGGTTGTCCTGTTGCTTAACGTCTAGGTGAGGACCAGTAGAAGTAGGTCCAATGTTATCAGTGATATAAGCGAGTGTAGGACGCATGAATGCTGTGTTACGTGCAGGAGTAGCAGCAGGCGTATAGGGTTGATCTACATTGACACCCATCTGTTGCATCACACGAATTATCTTACTAGGATACGCAGCCTCACCACCAGCATAACCACCAGCTGCAATTGCTTCGATAGCTTGACGTGGCG